GTACAAACTTTGGTTTCCATTTTTAATTATCTTCTTCTTTTTCTTCCTTTAAATCAAAATCACCATCAGTACCGATAATTTCTTTCCAATATTCGGCATGTTCTTTTTTATATTTTTCTATATTGGTTTTTTCTTCGGTGGATTCTTTGCCAGCAATAAACCCGTGTGGGGTTACAATTATCTTACCATCATCATATCCAAGTCCGTTAATGTGATTCTTCATAACAGAAATTTTTGTTCTTGAAGCGAATTTAATAGTTCGTTTATCTTTAGTTGCAGTAATTTTAGTAGTACCAGCCTCTTTTTGATTACCAAATAAGAACACTAATGAGGAATTTAACCAAATAGCTTCACCACCCTTACTCTTAATTTTAGGTTGTCCAAATGCATTATCAGGTAAACTCACCCAAGGTTGGTTAACAATTACCAAAGTATTTTCATATTTTGATTCTGCCCTACGACTTCCCGAAATACGTTGATTGATACCCATCCCAATTTTGTCCGCCAAAACTCCAGCATTTTGCATTTTACCACCACGACCTTCAAATGTCATCTTACATCCAATTGAACCTACAGAATCCCATAAGAACAATAAACTATAATCTAATTCACCTTTTTCTTGGGCATCCAATAATGAGTTTATATAATCTGTAATTTCCTCAATATAATTGAAACTATTATTAAAGATGAAGAAACCGTCCCAATCAATTTCTCCTGTTTCAGTATCAACAACTTCTTCGCACTCAAACCCCATTAATTTAGCGTGCTCGAACGACCATTTCTGTTCTGTAATGATGAATACAGGTAGAATACCTTTCTTTTGGGCATCAACGGCAGTTTTAACTAACGCAGTTGTTTTTCCTGTGTCAGAGTGACCCAAGAACATATTTAAGTGTCCAATTGCAGGACCTGGTAGTCCAACCGCGTCTAAGAAGTCCGGACCTAAGTCAAAAAATCTTTGTGGTTTGTATTTAGCAGAAGTAGAGAATTTTTTCTTTACTGAGTTAAAGTCGTTTTTTTTAATTGCCATTTTCCCCATAAATATTAAAATTTATAATTGTTTGTAGTTTGTCTTTTGCGTTTGTTAATTTTTCAACTAAATTATCCATTTCTTCTGTATGTTGTGGATGTTCTCCAATACCAACTGAGCTACTGAAATAAATGTATAATCTTGCTTCAGAATCTGATATCTCAGCCTCATATTTTTTTATTAAAGCTGTTTTTAATTTTTCTGCGATAAATGGTTTCATAGTGTTTTTTTTTATAAAATATAAACAAAAAAACGGGAACAATAAACTGCTCCCGTCAGATTTTTTTTAATAATTTATTTAGAAAGGTAACTCTCCGTCAGCTTCGTCATTTAATTGTGGGTCAACAATTTTGGTTGTTTTACTCCCGCCAATAGATGTGGTCAATTCATCATTATTTGAATATACATATCCACCTTTTTCAGTATCCCATTTTGGAGTTTCTCCACGAGCAATCGCTTCAAGATAGTCAACAGGTTTTTTAGAATATACATCCAACCAAGTCATCTCGTCATTAATCCAAACATTAGCTTGAGCTTTGTCTTCGTGAACAGGAGCTGGGTCATCGTACATGATTGTAGAGATACTTGTATACTCTTTACCCGCAGGTGTTTTAGATTTACTTAATTCGATAACAAGGTCACGTCCTTTTTCAGGGTCGGTGATATCACCTTTGTTTCTCCAAATTGGAATGATTTTATCTAAGATACCATCATTCTTATAGTTGTGTTTAAATCTCCAAAATTTAACACCGTCTTCTTCGTGGTCTCTATCAATCACTTTAACGATGTAGAACTTACGAGACTTGTATTGTTTTGCCAATTCTTTGTCTGATTCTTTACCTGTAGACATCAACTCTTCGTAAACCTCATTCAAAGGTGAACGTTCGTTATCATTCTTTCCTGGGTCAAAGAATTTGTTCCATTGTCCACCAACTTGAATTTCGTGGTACCATGCTTCTTTGAATGGTGAAGAACCATCTGGTGTTGGTAGGATACGTACTCTACGTTGTCCTGATTTCTCTTTGTCAGAAAGGATACAAGCGAAATACTTTTTCATTCTTTCGTCTTGCGACATTTTGCTTTGGGCCCCGCCCCCTTGTTGTGCTTTTTCGTACTGTGCCAATACGGCGTCTAATGAACTCATCATGTTTTTATATATTTAAATTTAATTTGTGTTATAAATATAATATAATTCTATTGATTTGTCAAATAAAAAAGGTCACTTTTTGAGTGACCTTCCATTTTATTTTATTTTAAGATTATCTGTATTTAAATTTGTCATTAATATCATTTGATTTGTTTTGAAAAGAATTTTGAATATCATTAACATTAATGTCGGTTACATCATCAGAAGTTAAAACATACTCATTTTTTCCTGTTTTTTCCATCTCATCAGTTTTATCATCAAAGAATTGTGATAATTTTTGGTTGAATGGATATGAGTCATAACTTCTTAATTCCAATTTTTCTTGTGGAGTTTTTTCTCTGTATTTCTCAATTTTATTTTCAAGAGCATTTAACTTGTTCATAATTGCATCCATCTCACCTAATCTTGATTCCAATTTACCTAATTGTCCAAATAAGTTGTCAAAATAATCATCTTGTTTTGACTGAATATCTTTTTGAGCGGTAACTAAATCAGTAATATCAAGTTCTTCGCTGCCTTCACTATCTTTATCTTTTTCTTCCGATTCTCCCTCGTCGTCAATTTTTTCAACGTCAGGGTCATTTTCAACATCAATTGGTTCGGCGGGAGCCGCTCCTGCTTCGGCAGGTGGTGGTGGTGGAGTTCCTACTTCAGGTACAGGAGGTGCTCCAGCATCAACAGGCGGTGGAGGCACTTCTTGTTCCAAAATATAATTATCGATACTTCTGTATCGTTGAATTTCGCTTAATATCTTTCTATCTATACTCATTATATTATCCGTTTAATAATTGTTTTATACCTTTAGATGTTTCGACTCTAACTTTTCTATTGGCGGTTGTTTGGTGTCCGGCTCTTTCAATAAGACCATCTTTTTCTCTTACGGTATAACAATCTCCTGTATCTAAATCACAAACTTGTTTAGTTCCGTCTCCGTTATCTTCTTGTGAAAATCTTGTAGATTTACCAAGGTAGTTGTCTAATGTTGTTTTAATGTCCATAGTTATGTTTCTATATAAATATATCGTTATTTGTTAAATTATAATAGTATTGTAATTGGGAAAGACTGAGTAGCCCTTTGATATTTATTTGGGTCTTGGAATTTACTTGCACTAAGTTGTAATTGACAAAGTATTTTTTGGGTCCCACTAGGTATAGTAATATTTTTATTATCAAAAATATCAATAATATCTTCAGTACTTAACACAAACTTCCATTCATTAATAAAGTTACCCTCAAATGGTAAATTATTAAAACTTCCCTCAAGTAAGATAACTTGTGTTTGTTGATTATTAGCTGTTGCGCTCATTTTAACACATTGATATGCCATTTTTGTGTAAACCTGCGAGTTTAAGTATAACCACTGAGCATTTGAAATGGCGCCAGGAACATTTTCTGCTACTCCAGGTATTAATTCAGGATTAATAACTACTGTTATAGTTACATTACTACCTGTTGCGTCAGAATTATAACTGGCTATCATAGTTATAGGTCCTGTTTGTTGTGGGTTTGTATTACTATTCGGCGGAATTGTTGGTGCCACAGTTGGAGGTGCCACAGAAACTTGTTGTGGATTATATGTAAAGATTGTAGTACTTGTTCCAATGCCATGAACACCACTTAATGTAATTGTATTATCTTGAGGTATTGGTGTATTACTAAATGGAACTAATACTGTAATATTCACACCGTTATTAATAGTAATTCCAGTTGTAGTTGTTACATTATTTATTGTTGCGGCTGTCACAGTACCTAAATCAGTACCTGTAATATTCAATATTGTTCCAGTAATACCCGTTAATGGTAAGAATGATGTGATTGTTGGTGGAAAACAAGTTGGTGGTGGTAATGTTGTTGTATTAATATTATTTATTGCTAGTTGAATATTATCAAGTATTGACTTTTCTATTTTTTGAAGTTTAACCGCGTCATATGCCCTTTTTACTGATTCAAAATCTAATTGTACTAATTTTGCCGATTTGTAAGCGTCTTCAAAAGTATCATATAATTTTGCAAACTCATCTTGATTTTCGTCAAAATAAGATTCTGGAATGTTTTGGTTTTCTGCTGTTGGTGGTTTCCAATAACAAACGTAGTATTTTAAAAGACCTAAAGGAGCGTTACCGTTTTCTCCATAATAGATTCTTTTAATATTTGGTGTTAATCTTGCAACCATAAAATCTAAAAATTTATCAAGATTTGTAAAATTAGCTATAGGTTGTGAGACTAATCCTCCTAAGGAATTAGGAATTTTAACACAAGATGATTGTTTTTGAACAAAATAAATAGAACTAGCTCCCCAATTTGTACTTAATGGAACATTTGCAAAATTATTATTATACCCATAAAATTTATCTTTATTAAAAGTTAAGATATAACATAACAAATAAATTGTAGTTTGTAACTCAGTATTAGTTACTTTGGTTGTTATTGCGTTTGCTAACTGTAAAGGTGTTAATCCTGTTGTTATAGATTCAACAAAATCACCCCAAGTCACATAATTATCACTTAAATCATTAGTACAAGAATTTGCTGCCGCAGCAACATTATCACCATTCTGAGATAACAATGCCGTTTTATCAATGTTAGTTAATGGTTTATCTGGAACGTTATTTTTATTTGTTAAAATAATACTTTCAATTTGGGTTAAAAGATTTTGATTAATACTTTGTAAAAAGTTGTCAATTGAAGGTAAATCAAAAACTCCTTGTCTAACTCCGGTAAATGATGTTTGAAATTCTCCAGAACCAATAGTATGAGTAACATCAGTAATTAAGTAAGGTCCATTAAACATTGGAACATGTCTAAGATTAAAATACATTGTTGGTTGTAATAATGCATTTCCCAAACAAACAACTTGGCATTCGTAACTTCTTTGTTTATATAAATTATATAAACCATTATTTTGAGTTGCAACAGTTTTACCATTTGCTTGGTTAACCATGTTCAACTGAGTTTGAATTGTTTCTGAAGTTGCTTTACCACTATCCATAGAAACATTAAAAGAATAAAATATATTTTGATTTCTTGTTCCAATGTCAACATTAAATCCAACACATTTATTTGACAGTGCCCAATCCTTTTTACCAACTTGATTTTCAATTAACGGGTTATTTGCCCGCTTTAAATCAAAAGCATCATCTCTAAATCTAGAATTACCTTTTGGTAAATCTAAATAAGCTGAGGGGAGTCCGGCATAAAAACAAATTAATTTTGGACCTGATTTTCTATAATCAACATCTAAAAACGTTCCCCACATATTATCAGCAAACTCTAAAGAACCTTCAGCACTTTGAGATATTGTAGTCCCGTCCGCATCTTGTACATTATAAAAATTAACATATGCCGGCAATGGCATTACATTAAATTTATTCTTAATTAATATTCCACTAAGAAATGTGAATACACTCATTTCCATATTAATAGAACTCTCTTTTAAAGTATTTTTTAAATCAAAAATATCAACAAGAATAATATCACCAACATTTCTTGATGCTCTATCCAAAAATAAAAAATCTTCAAATAAAGTTTTATTGGTAAAATCTCCACCAGCAATCCATTTATCATTTAAAGCTTTAAACACTTCATAATTTTCAACTTTACTTTGTTGACCGTCAATCACACTTTCTATTTTTTTCTCAGGTAACTGTTGTTGGTTTGGTAATCCAGCCCTAACCTTTGTTAGTATTTGATTTAAAAAAATATTTTGAATTGCATTTGTTCCTTGCAAATAATCTTGAAGTCTACCTTTAAATTCTGAACTAGTTATTGTTGGGGTATATAATTTTTGAGTTGCATATTGTTTAATGAGTTGCGAACACAATGTAATATTATCTACAGAAAATTCAATTTTATTATCAATAAAAAAATCTGTAATATAAGAACCTTGGTTTGTATATTTTAAATTTGTAATTGTCGAAAACCCTACTTCAGTTTCTAAAGCCAACCAAGCTTCAGGATATGTCGCTTTGGATTGTGCCAAAGTAATTGTTCCGTTTGCTGATGGTAATGTATTGTTGACATATAAATTAAAAGGTATTGGGTCTACAATTGCGTTGTTTCCACCATTAGATGCTAAAAACGAGTCAACAATTCTTCGTTTATAATTTGCGGGATTACCATATTTTAAAATAACATCATACTCTAAGAATGATTTAATTGTATTTGAAAATGAAACTAATTGTGAATTACCAAGTGTATTAAAATATTCTGTATTGGTTAATTCGCTATTTGAATTAACTGACATTAAACTTCTAAACAAATACTGAAAGTTTTTAAAAATTGCGTTGTTATCAACAGGAGAAGTATTAATAGGTACATTAGCTTGTGGTCCTAAATCAATGTCTGAAATTGGTTTAGAAAAATTTAAAAATTCTTGTTCAAATTTATCTAAAATTCCTTTATCAAAAACCGAAAATATTTCTTCAATATTTGAATAGTTATTTTCCAATAATAATTTAAACGATGATTGTTTTGTATTACCAGTTAAAATTTCGTTAATGTATGAATCAGGTTGTGGTTTAACCACTTGAAGGTTATTAAAATAACCGTAGTTTGGTGCCGACCATAATAATCTAACAGAACCATTATAGATTGACGGGTCATTCGAGAATGGTAAAATTTGAACATTGTTTATTAAACACTCTGTATTAACTTGATTTATTTGAGAACCAAATGAAGGTACAATAAAATATTTAGGACTGCTTGTGTTTGTATTTGGCGAACAATTTCCTGATAATGCCTCAAAATCCATTACATTATTAGGTAAAATAACCGACCAAGTTTGAATAGACGATGTATTAGTTGTCCCACCAAGAAGATTTGAAACTGAGGAACTTGGGTTAATATTTGATTCAGGAAAATTATAAACTTTCATACCACCATTAACACTTGTTTGTATTTCAGAATCGGTATATCCACTATATAAATCATAACTATTATAAAAAACATTAAAGTCGTTAATTACCTTTGGGTAAAACCCTACTTGCATTTTTGATTCACTGTTTACTAATGATATATTTTTTACTCCATCAAATTCAAATTTATATGTTTTAGTGTCTGAACTAGTTATTGGGTCAAAATTAATTTTAGGGTCAAAATTGTCCCAAGCGGTATCAATAAAATCAATTCCAGTTATTTTATATGTTTTATAACGATACCATAAAGAACCCATTTTTAAAATCCAAGCATATGGCATTTTATGAATAGC